CACAGGGAAAGATTGACCCGTCGTTTATCGACATGGATTCTTTCCGAGACAACATCAATAAGCTACTTGCTGGCGGTGCCGCAACCGTTAGCGGACAAGGAGACTGGTTCGACATGGCTACCAAAGCCGAGCTGGAACAAGTTGTTTATCATACTCGCCGTCCTGAGTGGGGCAACCGCACTCTAACCGAGATGCTTCAGGTGCAGGACAAGATGCAGTGGTCCAACCTTCGTATGGTGAAGCACCTGTACAACCTCTACCGTATTGGCATCCCCGGACGCATTCGTGACGGCGCTTTGGCCGGTAAGCTGCGTGGCCTCTTTGGTTACGACGAAGAGGCGCAGGGCAAGGCACGTCAGGAAGAGTTCGACCGTGACACACAGGCGGGTTTTACCACCTTCCCTAACTAAAGGCGGTAACCTGTGGTTGAGATACCTAAAACAGGTGACCCGGAGGTTGACGCATTCGTGATTATCCTAGTGTGCCTCATTATCGCAGTGCTCGTGGGGTTACGTGCCGGTAAAGTAATCTCCAGCAAGATTGAAGAGCTGCAGCATGCGGTTCACCTTGTCGGGAACGACGCACGTGAAGCGAAGCATCAGGTGAAGAACGACCACGGGACTAACCTCCGGGACGACCTGGATAAGATTCGGGATAAACTCTCTACAATAGAGACGGGTATGAAAACCTCCAACACCGCAATGCTTGAAATCCGCAACCGGCTAGACGACCTCCAACGTGAGCAAGCTAACCAGGGAAAAAAGCAACGCGATATGGAGGACACACTTACTCGCAGCTTGGACGACCAAACCGAGCTAAAGAAAGATATAGGCGGACTACGTGCCGACAATAGGCACACACAGACCCGGCTCGACCGGGTTGTGGATACAGTAGTCCTGAACGATAGGAATTTACATGGCTCTGACAACTGAGCAGTGGGCAGCCGTCCGTAAAATCGTGTACGGCCTTGTCGCCCTGGCCGGTGTAGGACTGACCGCATTCGGTGTTATTAATGCTGAGCAGTGGGCAAGCATCTCTGCTGGCGCTACTGGTGTTATCGGTGCTGTGCTGGCGCTTCTGAACGTCAGCCCCACTCAGTACAAGGAACAGCCTAGCGGTGATAGCAGCTCTGCTGCGGCTCCGGCTGTCTCCGACCCCAACGCTGATTACTACGCTTCCAGCGAGTACGCAGGTCAGTAGTATATAAAGAGCAACCCCGGCAAGAGAGGGTCATCTTCCTTGCCGGGGTTGTGTCTACCCGTTGTTAATACAATACTCTGCAATCTCAGCTAATGCTTGAAGGTCTTTATCCAGCGTGTCTGCTGGAATCAATTCCCCATGTGACTCAAGCACTACATACCGGAACTTGAGTGCCGCTATCTTCGCATGAACCCTTTCGTACTTGTACTCTTGCGGGAACTTTTCGGACAACCACTCAAGAGTGTGCACTGCGTTCATAGGTTCGCAGTCCATACCTTTGCGGTCTCCGATAATGACATGCCCCGGCTTGCCGGGTGTCTTGATAATCATCGTGGTAGTTTCACTTTCTTTAGATTTGCCAGTTGGCAGACCTAGCTAACTGTTTCTTGCTCCAAGACAATTTCACTTTCTCTAGGTCTTCTTTGATACCTTCGGCAACCCGAACCATATACTGAACGAATACGTCAGAAACGAATCGGTTCCCAAACTCAGCTATATCACGTGCTATGTACTCTGTGAAGTCGATATTTTCTTCGGTTGCAAGGATATACCGATTAGCCCTGCCTCGCTCTCCTTCTTGCCGCGGGCGAGACGCTTCGTTGTAGGTTTTGAGGACGCGGTTTATATAATTGTTCTCTTCATTCGTAGAGAAGTTAGCAGGACGGTACATAGCTTCTATCTCTCGCATAGTGATGTAAACCTTCTTGCCGTGTACGTGCTCTTTGCCGTAAGGCGAAACAAGCACCAGAATCTTTCCTTCGTACCCCGCCACGGGAGTTGAGACATGAGCTAAAGGGTACCCCATCGCAGCTAAGAAAGTTTTGTATGGTTGCTCGTTAAATAATGGTTTCTGGAAGAACTCTTTCCATTTCTCTTTG